GGGAAGTCGGCCAACATGCGAACCTTGAAGAGGTTCCAACCCCGCCCCGCAAGGGACGGGGTTGCCTCGTCAAAGTTGGAGATCAAACCACCGTCGCCATAGCCCTCAGGAATCTTAAGATCCCTGAAGAACTTAGGCAGCCGGCTGGTAAGCTCTCGATAAAGTGGCTCAAAACGAGCGTCACAACCGTGGTGGTAACCACAATTTGACGCATAACGTCTGAGCGCATTCGCCGCTTTGGTAACCGATCTTGCATTGTCGAGTCTTTCCTTAAGAAAGATGGGGCGCACCAGAGTTCCCTTGAAGTAATCCCGTCCGCAGGACTCTCGAAAAACACCAGAGCCGAAGCTCTTTTTTGTGTTCATTTCGAATCCGCAAAACGAGTACACCTCTTTCAGGAGGTCGAAGCAATCGCTTGGCGCAATAATGTCATCCCCGTAAACCGAAACGGTCTGCGGGTACGCATTACCAGTCCAAACGTTTACTTCTGCAGCATGAGAAGGAACCTGCAACCTCTTATACTCCACGGCGCTAGCCGTAAGAGCGTAAAAAATTGCAGACTCCAACTCAAAAGTGTAGCCGTTCCCCATCGCGGAGAACATTTCGAGATCTATCCATTTGCCGTCAGGCAGCTGGACAGATGGCTCTCTACACCTCAGAAGAGCTTCAAACCACTCGGAAGGAACCAAGTGCCTGACAAGGTTCTTGGAAATCGTGTTACTAGCCGACTTGATGTCGATTGTAGCACGATCCCCACTTACCGAGCCCTTCTGTGCATGACGCTGGTTGTATGTCTGATCGTCAAGATCGACACCAACCCGCTTCAGCCTTCCGCGCAACCACTTGCCAAAACCCCGCTGAATATAGGAATTCAGATGGACAGGCACAATGATTGCGCGATCGGTTGTCGCGTCCTTTGGGACGAGGGCCATGCGACCGCCTTTCACGATACTCAGCTGCGTTGATAAGACGCTAACTGGGAGTCGAGGCTCTTCCCCTACCTGGCTTGCGCCAGCATGAAGAGAGGACCAGGCAGGGATGCTGTTTACACAGCAGAGACCCAAAGTCGCATTGTTGCTCGTTACATCCAGTGGTAACTTGTACTTGTTGTACGCGGACGTCCAAGCTCCTTTAGCTACAGTCGTAGCTCCAGGACCCCAGCCGAACCTCACTGCAATACGAGACCAATCTAGGACCCCTAGAATGTCGAGTAATTTTTCGCGAGCCATCTCCACTATGGTGATGACCGCGGGGTAGCTTTCATCAAGCTTCCCACTCCACATTTTTCGGAACCGTTGGTTAGTCTCCTTGCAGGCTGCTTCAGTTCTCCGAAACTCGTCGATCGCAACTTGGCGCCGGTCAATTCCTGAAGGTAAGTAGGGATACTTCCTCAGGTAACTGACGGCCAGGTAGTCATCGGCAAAGCGTCGGGCCTCCTCGTAGTCAACTGGCGAAATCTTCCGCTCAGCGATCTGACGCCACTCGCCGTACTTCAGCAGCAGCCACATTGACAATGAAGTCGGTGTGTCTACTGCCTCGTACAGCGAGAGCGCCGTTTCGTAGGCGGGGAGATCCCGTTCGTTAACTAACAAAGAGAAGTTCTGAAACAGAACGCGAGCACGTTTCGTGGCCAAACGTTTTCTAGTCATCTGGGATGACCTCCTTTAACTGAGTTAGAGGAACAACCAAAGGCACCTATCAAGGTGCCTGAAGCCGGCCCTGTTTATTTAGAACAGGACCGGATCCAGGTCGATTACGGCGTCGGCCGCAAGGGCTTCATCGATCAGGTCACGGGCCATGTAGAGAGCGTTTTTGCGCTCTTGAGTGGTCCCGCGTTCCGGACAGGTGAATTCCAGCTTCACCAGGTGTTCATAGGCCTTTTGAGGGGCCGGCTGAATACCGGTGGACGTGCTGGCAGAGGTTTGCTCGAGGGTCGGGATGACCAGCTTGAACGAAACCTTCGTGCTCTTCAGCTGCCGACTGGGGGCGCGGTACTCGATGTACAGCTTATCGTTGCCGGCAGCAATGCCACCAGCACGATTCTGATACTCGAGCACCGTTTCGCCGATCCGGCGGGCAGGTTTGAAGACACGGGCGACGGGCGTGGAAGCACCGTCGGTGAGAGTGATGGCGGTTTGTTGTGCCATGGTGAACTTTCGAAAAGTTTCATCATTGCGGATGCAATGAAGGTCAACAGCATTTCATCGATAGCGCGCATGGGATGACCCACGGTTACCTTTGAAATTTTGATGTAGAAGCGCTAAAGCAGAGGCTGCATGCGATAGCGATGACGCGTCCTTAAACACTTCCGGGAACGTTTGATGCGGCCATTCGGTGATCACAGTTCGAGTTATACTCCAACTACGACAAACACCGAAGTCCGCAGTGCTAAACGTCCAGTAAGTGTGGTACGGGCCGTCAACGACAGGTGAGGCTCGGATTGCTCCGGAGGCCACGGCCTGCCATGACTCCATTTGGACTCTGGTCCCTCGACGAAAGGCAACACCATCGTAAGCCGTGAGGCCTTCGATGAACTGCCCTATCGGGAGGAACCAGTCTACCACAAACGAGAACGGAACGACTTCCCAAGCCACTAAGGCCGGGTTGTTCAGTCCGAACACATTGCGGTAGCCGAGATCAGTCAAGGCATAACGGATCTTAAACCGGGTCCGGGTGTCCCACTTCGCCTTCTTGATGACCGTGACAAGGCCATCATTTTGGACGAAGCGCTCCCGATATTTCTCGTTCTTGGCCTTTCCGATTGCCGTGAACACTTCCCCCTCATTACGAGTGAGAAGTGTACTCAGGTTTTCGAATTGGTCGTAAACGTCCTTTATCAGGGGCTTCCACCCATACGTGAACTCAAGCCAGGTCTTGGCCGCAAGATCGCCGAGTTGGCGATCATATGTGCCGTTTTCACGGCCCATTTTCTTGGCCTCGCGCATTTCTTTGGAAAATTTGCGCCCGTAAGCCCTGGTTTTGCGAGACTTGGTTATACCAAGTGTATCGCAAAAGAGTCCAAACCTTCCCGTGAACAAAGCCTTTTTAGCTCTCACGAGCTTTAAGACCGTATCACCAACTAAGCTCAGAGATTTGTGTATCTCTGCGCCCGAGACAGCAAGACTACCTTTCGCTGCACTTGCATTTTGT